CTTGACTTCTTATTTGATGGCGTAATTTTTTATTAAGTTGCATTTTTTCATTAACTACTATTCCTGTAACTACTTGTCGTTGATTTCTTTTTCTAACTCTAGTTTTTTCTTTATTAATCAAAAATTTTTCAGAATAAACAATCTTTTTAATATCTTTTATAACTTCTTGTTCATTAAAGTTACCAGAAAAAGTTAAATCATCAGCATATCTAGTGTATCTAATTTTTTTTTCAATTACATAATTTGAAATTTTATCATCTAAGTCTTTTGCAATAATGTTTGATAGCATAGGACTGGTTGGAGCTCCCTGTGGTAGTTTTCTTTGAAAACAACAGAGATTTGCTAACATAACGGCTACACTATCTCTATATCCAACAGATTTAAATACATTAAGAACTCTTTTAAAGTTAATAGAAGGAAAAAAATTTTTTAAATCCATAGTTAAAACTTTGCTTTGATTCTTGTGAAATTTGGCATTTTCCTTTAAAGATTTCTTTTTTATATATGCCTTAGCAAATGGGCTGATCTTTATATTATAGAGTATTTCTTCAAGAATCCAGTGTTGAATTTCTTTTAGGCTCGGAAGAGGTTCATTAATTTCTCTTTTTTTTCCGTTTTTTTTGTTTATTTTAAAAGAACGATAAAACTTTCTAGGATCATTACTAACTGAGTAAAGAAATTCTAACGAATATCCAATTAAATTACTTAGATGTTTTTGGTTATATATAATAGGTAAATTATTGTCAAATAAATTTTTGGCATATTCTAATTGTTGTATACAATAATTATCATCTTTTCCATTTATTTTTGCTAATTTCATATAGTTGGTTCTATATGTTTCCCATTTCATTTTATCTCCTTCTCTATAAACAAATAGCCATTTATAAAAGTTTAAAATCCCTAAAATTATAATATTTTTACAGTTTTGGGTTATGCTATTTTTCTCCAATATTTTTCACAATAAAACTTTAATATTTTAGATAAAAAATACTATATTTGTTGAATTACTTTTACAATTGCCTATATAAATTAAGTGTAATTACTAAAAATTATCTTGCAATTAATAATCTCATTATTAATTGCGAATCACAAATATTAATATTTGTGATTCTTTGACAAAGGTGAATATTTTTTCTCCGCAAAAAATGTGAACCTTTGTCTAGAGGCTCGAAAATTTAGATTTTCTCTGATTGACGAACTCATCAATCAATTCATATTTAAAAATATGAACGAGTCTAATTACACTATTTAAATTTTTTTATTCAATATAAATTTCATACTTATCAGTTTTATTAATTTTATATTTTAGATATGGATATATTTTCCAATTTTTACTTTCTTTAAATATTTTTTTTGCATTTTCTAGCTCGGATAATCCTTTTTCAGAAAGAATAAAATTATTTCCATTTGAAGTAATAAAATCTTCATTAATAAGTTTTGAATATTCACTTGCAATTTCGTAGAAAGAATATCCACTTTTTTCCAAATTTGAAATATTTCCATTTTCATTTAGTAATTTTAACAAAATAAGCCTAATTCTTCTATCCATAACAATTTATTTCACCTCTTTTAATTATCTTGGAAATGGAGGATTTTCACCATGCCAAAAAATAGGGAATGTATTATTAGGAGTTCGAATCATAGTTACTAAAGATTCGGATCTCCCATATCCAAAAAGGAATTTTTTATCTAGTTTTTCTAGTTTCTTTTCAATTTGTTTCATTGTACTTATTTTTTTAGATAATTCAGAATTAAAATAACAATCTGAAATTCCTTTTTTTCGTATTACACTACTAAAAATTTTAATTTTTGGATAATTTTCTTTAATTTTTTGTATAGCCTCTTTTTGAATTACTAATGTCAAAATAATAAGATTTTCGATATTCTCGCAAGAAGATAAAGTTTGAATATATTTTTTTGCAGTATCTCCTGTACCAATAAAATCATCTACTGCTATAAAAATTGTATTATCTTTGTTTAAATATTCATTTACTTCTCTTAAATATTGTTCTTTTATGTTAATTTTAAGATTAATGAGTTCAAAGTTAATTTTTGGAAATTTATTATATAATTCATTACCAGTAAATAAATAAGCAAAATAATGAAAACTTTTAGTTCTAAAAAAGTCTTTTGGTGTCATTAATGGAGTAACGTATATTTTAGTTTTTTTTTCTTTTTTTTCGTTTCTTTTCAATATTTTTTTGATTTTTTTTACGTTTAATAATTTTTTTAAAGCTATCTCTAAATGTGTAATATAATTTGTAGACTTAATCCATAAATAACGTTCTGTTAATTCTAAAATTAGTTCTTTTTGTTCTTTTGATTTGAATTGTTCTATTTTTTGACAGTATCTATCAAAATGAGATAAATCTTCATTTATTATTTCCCAATTTTTTTTTTCAAAAATATCTTTAATTTTTAATAGCTCATCAACGGTTAGTTCGTAATTTTTCATTTAAATATTTCCAATCAAATTTTGTTTTATTACTACTCTACACGGCAAACGCATGAGATAATCATTAAATTTTTAATCTATAATATTAATGATTTTTATAATCTTAGATATATTTTATAAATTTTTCTTTATAAAAATAATTTTATTATATCAATTTTTATATTTTATATATAACTAATATTTAATATATTTTTATAATTATCAATATTAGCCATTATTTTGTAACATTTGTTACGTATTTTAAAATATTTATGTGTTTGTCGTGACTACTCTACAACTTTAATTTTTTTAATTGTTTAAATACTTATTTTTATTTTACCAAAAAAAATCAAAAATTTCAAATTTTATTTTTATTCCCACTCTACAACTTTAATTTTTTTTATAGTTTAATTACTTGTTTTTAGTTGCTTTCATTTTACCAAAAAAAAGTCAAAAATTTCAAATTTTAAATATTTTCATAAAAAAACAGTACCTTTTTAGTACCGTTCTTTATAAGTTATTTAGTATGTCTTTTATTAGATCATTGTCTTCTTTTAAGACGTGTGAATATATGTCTAAAGTAGTTGATACTTTTTCGTGTCCTAGTCTTCTTGAAAGTGATACTATATTGACACCTTTTGATAATAAGAAAGTTGCGTGAGAATGTCGTAAATCGTGAACTCTAATTTTTTTTAAATTAGCTTTCCGTGCATAGAAATTTATATCATTTTCAAATTTATGCTTTGTAAATCCCTCAAATAATCTAGTTTTTGGAGTAGGTTTATACAACATTTGGATAAAATTTTGTATCATATCAGTAACAAATTTAGGACAGTCAATAATTCTTTTAGATTTAGGAGTTTTCGGAGATGTTATAATATCCATTCTATTTATTCTCTGAAAACTTTTATTTATCCTTATTTTATGTTTTTCAAAATCTATATCTGATATTGTTAATGCTAACAGTTCACCTATCCTGATACCAGTATAAAATAATATATTGAATCCAACTACAGATTCTTTTTTATGTTCAATTGCCTTTATAAATTGATTAAATTCCTGTATTGTCCATACATTCATTTCATCAGCATTCTTTTTCCCTATAGTTCCTGCGGCTAAACAAGGATTTTTTTTCAAATTATAAAATTTGACAGCATAATTCAATATAGCAACAAGTTGATTATTAATAGTTCTTAGATAAGTTTGAGCATAATTTTTTTCCATTAATTCATTTTGCCATTTTCTAACTAATAAAGGTGTTATTTCTTTTATTTTATATTTTTGAAAAAATGGTAATATCTTTTTATTGATAAGATATTTTTTTGTTTCAATTGTATGTAATTTTAGCCTATTTTTTAAATCATTCATATAAGATTTACACAAATTTTCAAATGTTATTTCAGTATCAGATACAAAAGAATTTATATAATTTCTTTCGTATTCCATTGCTTCCTGCTTTTTATTAAATCCCATTTTTTTAACTTTTTTAGAAATTCCATTTTCTTTTACATAGAAAGAAACATACCATTTTTTACTTTTTTCATCTTTATATGCTGGCATAAAAATCACTATCCTATATTGTAACGTTCATTAAAGTATTTAATGTTTACTCTTCCTCGCTGTGTCAAAAATCCTTTTTCCCTTAACTCTTCGTTTAATTTCCTTATAATTTCATAAGCCTTACCCTCTTTGACGTTCATAATCCTCATAACATCATTGTATTCATAGAACCATTTTTTCATTATCCCTCCGTTTCCGCCATATCAATATAACTTGATATAACGCAATCTTTCAAAACGTGTTTAGCAGTCTCTTCAAAAGTTGAACTGCTAAAACTTTTGTCTTCTATTTCTTCTCTATCAACAAAAACTTTTGCTATGAATCTTATTTCATTTTCGATTTTGATTTTGTAAATTTCGGCGTGTTTTATCATTGATCCATCCTTTTCCAGTCTTCAACTTCCTCTTCTGTTTCGAGAACTTGAAAACCTGTTTCTATAGTATCCCATAACCAATTATCAAATTCTTTTTTTAACTTTTCTTCATCGTTTATTATTGCTTCTGCCTCTTTTTCTGTATAACCGTAATCATCGACTAAATCTATGACTTCAGCATTTGTAGAACGGAAATTTGCGTTACTGTTTACAAAAAAATTTACTTTGTATTTACTCATTTGTTTTCCTCCAATAAGTTTTTGTTTTCGTAAACATTTCCTGAAATTTTGCACTTATATTTTTCTAAAAATGTATCTAATGTACATGTTACATTAGTTGTATCATTTTTGGAATATTTAACTTTGAAACATCCATTTTCAAAAAAAACAACTATATTTTTGTATTTATTACAAGAAATTAAATCATTTTCATAAATTTCTTTACCATTTTTATCTTTTACTCCTGTATACTGCATTAATTTCACTTCTTCGTCCTCGAATCTGTATACATCTTCGTAATTGTAAAAGCTAGTAATTGTTATTGTCTCTTTACAAATGTCGATAGAAGATAAATTATCGCCATAGGCTTCGTATTTATCTTGATAATACATTTTACGGTCTATTAATACCCTAAATTTTATTTCTCTCATTATTCGTCCTCCCAACTGGCTATTTCTTCTAAATTTTCACTTGAATTATTACATTCAAAACATACATATTGAAGAGTTTCTTTGTTAGAAAGTTTATAATCATCTATCTCTCCACGTTCATCTAATTCGGCTTGATGATACGTTATTTCACAATCTATATTGAAATATTCACATCCACATTTTTTACATTTCCAACTCATTTTAATCCTCCTAATTTTTTTGTTACAAAAAGTACCCTTTTCAATTAACCCTCTCTTTTTTTAAAACGGGTCTCCACTATCTTCATTTTCTCCAACAATTTCGGCATCTTCAATATCGTTTTCATTATGCTCATTGTCGTAAATTTTAGTTTCGTCCATTTGAACTGGCGTATCATCTAATTCGCTCGTATTTACTCCGCTTTCTTCTGCTTCGTACATTCCGCTTAATTCTTCAATAAATGCTTCTCTTAATGCTTGTGCTTTTGCTACTTTTGTTATCATTGTAACTGGTCGATTTTTCCAGTTTGTGTTTGGTGTTCCGTCTTTTTTAGTTCCTATATATTCATCAAAATTCACTTCAGCAGTAACAGGGTTATCCCAATCTTTTCGATAAACAGTACACCAAGCCCCAACCAATTCTTCTTTATCTTTTCTAAATATAGAGCCTTCACGTTTTATTAATTCTCCAGTTTCTTTATTTTCCACATATATCCCAACTTTTTTACCATTATATTGTGGATGTTGTATTGCCCTTTTTTCGATAGCGTCCTTTGCAACAACCACTGTTGCAGGGTCTTTATCAGTATATTTGATTAAATAGGCGTCCTTGACAAAAGGATTTAAATTTCTTGCCTTACACAGTTTCATAAAATACATAATTTCCTGATCTGTTACATTTCCCTGTCCACTTACCAAATATCTTTTTACAAGATTATTGCTTAACTTTACTTCGTCATTTCCTACTCTAAATACCATTAATCTATCATCATTTTTGTGTTTTTCGTTTCCTAGTCTTCCCATTTCTATATCCTCCTAAATTTGTTTGCTTTCTATTTTTATATATTCCAATCCGTAACTATCCACCAATTCTTTAAAGTCTTTCAGAAATTGGCTTGGAGCTTTTGGAAATCTTAATGTAATATCGTAATACTTACTGTTCACGGCTGTTTTTTTGGTTTCTTTGTTTTCGTTGTTTTGTTGCTGTGTAGCCTTGATTTGTGCGTTTTTGACTGCTTCCTCTTTTTCACGTTCTTTTTTTGCTTCAAGTTCAGCCAGTTCTTTTTGTTTTTCTTCTTCAGCTTTTTGTCTTAGATTTTCTTCAGTCTGTTTTATTTCATTCTTTTTGCTCTCAATTGTTTCAGTAATTGTATTGTAGTCTTCAGACATTAAGAATTTCATACTTTCAAATGTAATCATAAATTGAATTTCTGCATTTGCTTTTGCAATTTGTGAATTTATGAAATCCTGTTTTTTCTCCAGTTCATCATATTGCTTTTGCACTTCATTCTCAATTTTTTTGAAAGCAAATGATTTATCTAGCCATTTGTCGTTCCATTCAAGAAAAATTTTTAAACCAGGATTTCTTGTGAAGATGTTATTTATTTTCTTCTGTACTTCAACTTTCTTTTCTTCCCTTATTTTTTCATCATACCCTTTAAGCTGTTCGCCAATAAAGTTTGATATTCCCTTTACTTCTTTTTCATAAGTTTTAAGAGTATCAATAAGTGTTTCGATATCAGCATTTGCCTTTTTCTGTATTTTCTTTCTCTCATCACTTATTTTTTTCTCAAGTTTGTTTAATTTGGTTCTTTCTGATTTAGCTATATCAATATCATCTTCAGTAACAATCCAGCCCTTGTATTTTTGCTTAACAATTTCCATAAAGTTTTTCAAGTCATCAATATTGCTTATAACTTTGGCTGGCACGAGTTCCATTACTTCAAATTCAATTACCTGTAATTCCTGTGTTCCCATTCTTCCTCCTATATTACTAATTTTCTTTTTGATGGTGGCTCAATGTCATTAATTACAAATGAATTAAACCATATTTCTTTTTTTATAATTTCTTTTATGTCGTCCTCGTCACGTTCGATGTAAAATTTCTTTAAAATGCTTTCATCAGTCCATTCTAACTTTATATTTGCAAACAAAACTGCAAATTTCCAGCCAGTTACAGCTAAATAGTGCTGAACTTGTAAATGATAATGTAACGGCACTTCATTTTTCCAATCTCTTTCAAACTGCTTCCAGTTCATACATCGTGCCGTTTTTATTTCCAGCACTCCCTTTTCCCTGCTTGCTTTGTTTTCTAATACACCGTCCAAATTTGCAGCCATAAACGGATATTTTAGAGATACAAGTGTTTTATCAAGTGTCTTAACTTCAAATTCAGGATATTGCGATTCAAAAATCCCTCTCAAATGTGGCTCTTGCAATATTCCGTTTTTTACTGCTGGGACATCGCTTATATCTTTTTGTTTTTCTCTTCCAGTTTTAATTCGCCATAATTCCTGTATATCTTCGTTATAGGGATTATGCCCCATTATTATTGAACAATCCGAGCCACCAATATGTTTTTGTCTTATGCTATGCCATTCATCTTCATTTTTATAACTTATTTCCCTATATTGCATCTATTTTTCCTCCAGCAATATTTTTTCAATTCTTTCGAATTCTCTATCACATTCATCCTGTGTATCAAAATGAATATTGAAAACTCTGTCAAAATGATTGAGTATTATATCAAAATCACCTTTTCTTATAGCGTGAAAATTCAATAAATTATATAAATCGTCTTTGATTTTTATCCACATAATTTTTCTCCTTTAAAATTTCCCCTTTTACAAGACCCATAAATTCCTTAATTCTGCTTGGCACATACCATAATAGTAATGCCATTAAAAACGGAAATACTGTATTACCGCCAAATATCCAATGCCCTTTGATTTGGATAACTTCAATCTGAATCCAAATTGATGTTAGAATCAAAATCATCCATTTCATCATATTCTTTACTTTCAGCATTTTCTTCCTCCAATTCCTTAATTTCCTGTTTATCCATTTCTTTTTCCAGCTGTTCTCTTATTGTCATAATGTTTCCTCCTTGTTTTTTATCAAATCGGTTCTCAATTTAACTAATACAAAAAATGCTTCTGCTTTGGTTTTAAAATAATTCCCTTCTTCTTTCCGTTCTTTATCTGATGTTCTATCTTTATCCACAGTTGAAGAAATAACAAATCTGTTTTTGTGAAGATTAATAAACCAGTAAAGATTTTCGTAATCTTCTGAGTAAACAAGGCTTAATTTATCATCTAAAATAAGATGTATCATACCTAACATGCCGTGTAAATTTTGCATTTCGGAATCTTTAATAGTTTTTCCTTGTCTCATTAACAAGTCAATTTCCTTGTACAATATTTCTTTCATTTCTCTAATTTGTTCTTCTGTTTTCATAAGTTCCTCCTAAAATAAATTTAATTGCTTTAATTCGTCCTCTCTTAACATTTCTGTAGTTGCTTTTTTATAAAACTCTTTTTCTACTTCAAATCCGTAGCTGTTCCTGTTTAGTTCTTTTGCTGCTCTTAATGTGCTTCCGCTTCCAGCGACTGGATCGATTACAGTATCTCCAGGATCTGTAAATATTCTTATTAATGTTTTTAATAAGTTTACTGGCTTTTGTGTTGGGTGCACTTTTGGGTATACTGATTTAGGGTCAGGCTTCCACTCAAACCAGTTCTTAATCATTTTGCCGTTGTTGTTGAACTTAGGCAATTTATCCCTATAAAATACCAGTGCATACTCTGTCGCTCCAACTATTTTCATATTTGTTTTTAATGCCTGTGAGCTATTATGCTTTATGAATATTAGCGGATAATATTTATTGAATCCATTCTTTTTTGCGTACTTCACTAATGTGTCAATTTGCTGAAACGCACAGAACACAATCATTGCTGGAGCTTTGCCTTTTTCCTTTGGTTCTTTTATTAATAATTTGGAGCAAAAGTGCATATATTCAGCAAGATTGAAGTTTATATCGGTCTTGAAAAAACTTGAATTTGCTTTCTTGCTCTCACCTTTTTTATTGTCGCCATCCACATACCATTCTGGACTACTTGCAAACGCGTTTTTTCCCAAATTATAGGGAATGTCCGAAATCACAAGCTGTGCCTTTTTAGGTATGTGATACTTTTTGTAGTTCTGAAAGTTATCGTTGTATAATTCGCATCTTATTTTTTTTACATATTTCTTTTTGTTGTCCATATTCCTCCTATTCCCATACCTTAACCAGTAATGTTTGACCTGCTTTTAAATGCTTTTAGATAAGCTCTTTTGTTACTCGGAAATGCTTTTTGATACTGATTAAGAAATTGTATTAACTTAATTGTGCTATCTATCTGTAAAGAAATATATAAAAATTAATATTAAGAAAGGAGTTTGGCTATTAAAGTCGCCAGTTTTTTCTGCATACCTCAAGCAGTGTACTGTGTGTACTGGTATGCAGAGGTTAATAGATAGCACGATTAAATTAACACTTTTTTCTTGACTTTTTTTGAAAAATAATGTAAAATTCTTTTTATAAAAGAAAAATTTAACGCGTTCATTTTCTTTTTTCGTTTCAACAAATCGGTTTTGGCTAAACCGTTTCGTGTATGATATTTTAAAGTTCCTGACTGTCAAAAAGGCAGTCAGTTTTTTGTTGTTGAAAAATACTTTGATTAATGTTATACTTATCTCAGTTCTCTACCCAGAGAAAGAACTTTAAAAGAATATTGTACACGAAAGGGGGTGTAGCCTCCTATGGGAAGAGACAAAAAAGGTCTGTATATCCTTAGAGCTTCTTATACCAAAAATGGCGTAACATATTATGCTAAAGATTATGGTAAGAAGTGTTTTAAAATTTACATAGGTAAATAATAAATTCTAAGGGTAGAGGACGTATTTTAAGAGTCGTCTAGCCAACGGCTCTTTTTTATTGCTTTTCCATTTGATATTTAATTTTTATTGTCCTAAGATAAATTAATATCTTATCCAAACCCACAATTGCTTATGGGCTTGGTAAAACATCAACTATTCTAATTCAATTAATTGTTCTAT